GCGATGAAGGCCAGCCAGTTGATTGGCTTGGCGGTCAATGAGCCGTCCAGGCGGGCCAATTGCCGTCATTTTCAAGCGTGGGAACAAATGGGCGGCGTCGTTGTTGAGGATGTTATCAACCAAGAATTCCCTCTCAGGCCCTGGGCCAAGCAAAACAGGAAGAAAGCGAGCGGGCAATGAAGGTGGCTAAATCCAACGTTCACCAGCTCCGCCCCCTCATCCCTGACGACGCTATAGCGGACGAATTGAGGCTATGGGACGGTGTTGGCCTAGACCACATCGAAATAGCCACAGGGCTAGAAATTCACCCAGCAAAAGCAGCCTACCACATCAAACGGCTAGGGCTGGATATCAAGATAGGAGAGACGTGGGCGGGAGATAAGGGATGAGTACGCGGTGGACACAAAAAGAAGCTGAGTTAGTAAAGGCGCACCACAAAGAAAAGTCAGACGAGCAGCTGGTTGAGATGCTTGCTAATGTAGAAGGTGGAAGAGCGCTCCATTCAGTGAAGGCGTACAGGATCAAACAAGGCTGGCTTAAAAACACAGGTGATAAGTTCTTTTGTCCCGAAGCCATAGCATGGCTCAAGAAAGAAGGTGCCGGCCTTTCCAGGACCGAACAAGAGGACGGGCTAAGGGATCGCGGTTGGTGGCTGTCTAAGTCCAAATTCAACAAGATGGTTAAAAAGCATACAATCGGACACAGGCCTAAGACATTAGGAAACTATCTGCCAAGCGATTCGGGGAAGATAGTTATCACTGAAGAGATAGCACAGGCTGAAATGAGAGCGTTTGGTGGTCCGCCGTTATGTGAGAGAAGGAGCTAGAGCGTGAGGGCTTTGCTCGAGTCGTTAAGGGTATCAAGGGCAAAGATTGATAATGTCTCAAATCAATTGTTATGGTAGAATAAGCTATGCTTTCAGACGACGCTAAAAAGATAGAATCTGTGATTGAGAAGGCAGGTGAAACACTCTACTGCCTTACCGTTCACGGGACAAAGCCAGCAGGGTATAGAAACTATTGGCCAGCCATCAAACATTCATGGGAAGATTACGCAGCCCAAGAGCCGGAAATGAGATACCCACAACCTACCCCCAAAGAGATAACGGAAATGGATCACTGGCTTGATAGGGTGAGGGCCCAGCAATCCGTGCAAGCAAGAACGGTTGTGCAGTTGCGGATGATAAAGAACCCTATGCGTGACCGCCCAAGCCTCAGCTGGCATAAGATCGGCGAGAAAATGGGATGCAGTCACACTAAGTGCATATCGGTCTATAATAAGTTCCTAGAGAGCACAGCGGCATATGAAAAGTATCACGGTAGGCTTTGATTGTTTCCTTTCGATAAATTCAGCACGTGTGTCAGCTTCGTTCATGCAGCCTCGCTTTGCAGTTCTTGTGCGAGGATTGATGATTTCACCGAACTCTCGCAGAAATTCGCGATCTCCTTTTACCAAAACTCATGTCCGGTGAAATCCGCTTAAATGATGCGAAGGATAGGTTATGAGGGATTACTTTGAGCAGCGTATTAGGGATGAATTAGATGCTGACGGAGAAGTGGTTGTTGCTGGGCGGACATGGCCCAACTCTGAAATATTTGAAACTATGGATAAGCCGGACTTCGACGCTCATGTCGAAGAAGTTGTTCAAGAAAAGCTGGCGGAAGCCAAAAATAAGGCCCGTGAGCTTTTAGAGTTGACAGGATGTCTACAACGCTTCCAATTGCTTTGCGAGAAGAAGGAGCAGCGCCGTGTTCTACCATCTGCACCAGTCTTCAAATTCAGTTCCGCCTTTACATTGTTTACAAAAAGGAGTAGTTAAGTTGCTATGTTCACCAAAGGTGTGCTTAAGTGGCTTCCATCGTAATTGATGTTGTTAACTCGTAACTGATGCGGGTAGCCGAAAGATCAGCAATTAATCCTCCCTTCGCTATTCGTGGCGCGGGATCAGCCATCACCCCGGCTGTTAAATGCCCTCGTCCTTAATTGAGCGGGGGCTTTTGCGTTTACCCACCCTTTCAATAGGAGCAGGCTAAGGCCTGAATAAAACATGGCGGCTCGTAAGAAAGCTATTTTCCACGACCAGGACACAAGGAACAAAATTCAAGCGGCTCAGCTTATCAATAGGATGGTTAAGTGCGTTAATGGTGAAGTGGAGATGACGAACACTCAAGTTAGTTGCGCTAAGGCTTTGTTAAACAAGGTTTTACCAGATCTGCAAGCGGTACAGCTTGAAGCTGACGTTACCCACGAGGCAGGAGATAGCCTTTTAAGCCTAATGGGCCAGGTAGACGGTGCCACTAGATCAAAGTGAAGTAACGCCTGAGCTTGTTGCTTTATGGAGTAACAGGAAGTGGCGGCTTAACAATCTTTACTACATTGAGGACAAATACGGCGCTGTCGTAAAGTTCAAGATGAACGAGGCTCAAGAGAAGCTTCTAGACGATCTGCACTATCTAAACATTGTGCTTAAGGCCAGACAGTTAGGGTTTAGCACCTTAATCCTGTTGCTGGCTCTAGATTGCTGCTTGTTCAACAGTAACTTCGCAGCTGGCCTGATCGCTGATAGCTTAGACAATTCCTCGAACCTCTTGGACCGCATTAAGTTTGCTTACAAGAAATTGCCTGAAGAGCTTAAGAGTGTCCGCCCCGTTGAGAAAAAGAACGCCTCAGAGATCCATTTCAATAATGGTAGCTGGGTTGAGGTTGGTGTGTCGCTTCGATCAGGAACGAAGAACTTTCTGCATATATCGGAATACGGAAGGATCTGCGCACAAAGGCCAGACAAAGCCAAAGAGGTTAAGTCCGGTGCTTTGAATACCCTAGCTCAAAAGCAGTTAGGTTTCATTGAAAGCACAGCTGAGGGTAGAGGCGGCGACTTTCACGATAAAGTGTTGGGCGCTCAAAAGGTCATTGATCGCGAGCCGCACGACATGGAGTGGAAGCTTCATTTCTACGCTTGGTTTGACGCTCCAGAATACACAACAGATAGCCCTGTTACATTGACTGCAAAGGATGAGGAATACTTCGAGAAGCTGGCGACAAGGGGCGTTAAGCTGACAGAAGGCCAGAAACGTTGGTACGCTCTAAAGAAGCTAGAGCAGGGCGAGGACATGCTTAAGGAATACCCTTCTGACCCTGAAGAGGCATTCCAGGCGGTTAGGGACGGCGCTTACTTCGCTAAGCAGATCCACGGCCTGAGAGAAAGAGGCCGAATAGGAGAGGCCACAATAGACCCGAGGACGCCGGTTAATACGTTCTGGGATCTAGGCATGAATGACATGACGGTGATTTGGCTTCATCAGTTAATAGCCGGAAATCACAGATTTATTGGATACTACGAAAGCTCAGGCGAAGGGATCGCTCACTATATCAAGTGGCTCAATGCTTGGTCAGTCACCCATGGCGCAGTGTTTGGCCGTCACTTTGGCCCACATGACATAGAGCACAGGCAAATGGGCGTCATGGCTGATTCAATCCGCCAGATAGCTCTTGATCTGGGTTTTAACTTCGAAGTGGTCCCTAGAACGCTTGATAAGGTTAACACCATTGAGGCGGCGAGAACGATACTACCACAATGTGAGTTTGACGAGGCAGCGACGGCGGAAGGTCTGGCGCACTTGGAGAGCTATTCTAAAGACTGGGACGAAAAACTTGGTGTTTGGCGCTCACACCCACGACACGACGACCACTCACACGCAGCAGACGCATTTATGACATTTGTCGATAGCAAGATCGCGCCGACTAACCGGCCACGGACTGCTTGGAAGCCGAAAAAGAGAGTTTAATGGAAAACGAGATAGAAAATGAAGACCAGCTTGGTCGGCTCGTATTCCATCTGATTAAACAGGCGGAATCTCACAGCGAAGAGCAGAAAGCAGAGCGAGATACTGCGCTAAAGTATTACGATTGCGACCTTAGTGACATGCCCACAGATGAGGGAGAGTCAGCGGCAGTTACTAATGAAGTGCGGGCGGTCATTAAAGACATAATGCCGTCCATACAGCGCAATCTTATCCGTGGTCAGAAGATTGTGGATTATGCGCCGCTTGGGCCTGAGACTGAGCAGATGGCGAAAGACGCCACGGACTACGTTAACAACGTCGTTGTCAAAGAGTCTAACGTCAAGCAGGCTATCTATGACGCTTGCTTTGATGCCGCTGTAGTTAAGACTGGCATTCTCAAATGGGCCGCCTATCAGAGTAAAGAGCAAAAGCACTTCTCCCAAGAAGTCACCGCTGACATGCTGGCGGACATTGAAGCAGACGGCGCAGATATAACAGAGGTTGAGCCAGTTGAAGGCGTTCCAGATGTTTATAGTGCTCAGTGGACACAATCAGTCACAAAGACCGACATTAAGCTTGAGGCTGTTGAGCGTGGTAACTTCCTTATCATGCCAGAAGCTAAATCGATTGAAGAGTCAGCCTTGGTCGGTGAGTGCCTTAATATCACTCGCTCAGAGCTTGTTAATCGCGGCTATGACAAAGAGATCGTCAAATCGATTCCCGTCTTTTCTAAAACAAATGAGACAGGGGACGACGAAGAACGAAAAGGCGACGATCACACCGGAGACTATAACCACGAAGGCGGGAAGTCTGAAGAAGTCGTTGCTGTCTATGAGGTCTATGTCAAACTTGATCTTGATGATGATGGCATATCAGAAACGCACAAGATCGTTATTGCTGAGAATAGCAGCGAAGAGACCAAAGACGCACATTTAATCCTTGAGCAAGAGGAGGTCGAAGAGGCTCCTTATTCCGCTGTTGTGATCGAACGCACAGCGCATAACTTCGAAGGTAGGTCTCTTGCTGAGGACGTTGTGCCTTATCAGCGAGTTAATACAACTCTGCTGAGAGAGACGCTTAATAACCTTTACGCCACAAACAACCCGCAGGCCGCATACGATCCCACTCGATTAACGAGAGAGGGCGCAGAGGCTGTAATCAATCCAAGCATTGGTGAGCCAATAGAGCTTAACTCTGGGGCAAGAATAGAG